TCTGAATTGTATTTCACCTCCGTTAAAAAATATATATCCATCTTTAGATTTAAAATAATCTCTCTTACCTAAAGATGTTTTTGTAAATTTAGGTTCTTTAAATGGTTTCTTAAAATTATTTTGAGTCATTTTTACTTTTTTTGTTTTTTTAAGAGAAACACCTATGATATCTCTGGCGACATAAGCTTTTAGTAAAAGTTGATTATAAAATGGTAATTCTATAATATCTTTAAAATCATAATTACTAATTTTTGATTCGTCTACAATCCAAATATCTGCTGGATTCCATTTGTTTATATCTGGAAAATCTGTTTGATTTGTATTTTTAAATGATTTTTCAATAACACCTTTTACAAAATCATCTGAACCCCTATGAAAAGTATAATTTCGTTTTGGTAAAACTTTATATAAAAATTTTGCAATCAGTGTAGATGATAAAACCCAATCCTCTGATAAGTTTAAAATTGATTCAAGATTTGAATTTGTTTTTGTTTGACTAAATGCTTGAGTCAATTCTATTTTATTAAAATCTGTTTTAGGATTATTCCATATGGTTTGTAAATAAACACATTGTGCAGACTCACCTATTGTTGTACTTGAAGAACCAGCACCAGAGCCTTTTCCACCACCAAAAACTTCTGTTTTTTCTATATCATTTAACTTTATGTGATTACCGTTAGATGTTTTGAAAACTGGTGTATTTCTAGGAAAAGCCGAATCTAAATCATTATTATCATATGCAACTTTAAATTTATTATCTATCCAAGTTATTGTTGTATCACCTTCTTTAGTTTTTACATTTTTTTGAGTATCAATTATATCTTTAAAAATACTAAAATTATCTCTTTTTAAAATGTCTGCTTTACTTAAAGATGCCTCAGATAAATTTTCATAGAAAACTTTTTCTATCTTTTTTTCTTCTGATACAAACTGTTTATATGTTTTCATCACTTATCCCAATTCTTTATTGCAGTAAAGTTATTAAAACTAAACTCCATTCTATCAACAAGTTTTACAGCCTTACCATCATTATTAATTGCAACATAACCCTCTGGATTTGTAACCTTAAATCCATTTTTCGTTTTTATAAAGGTATCCGTTAGTTGTTTAACTGAATTCAACTTTTTAACAATTAACATCTTTGCGGCCACAAGGGCTTGTTGAAAAGAAATGACACTTTCTATATTTCTGATATGTTTCTTAAACTCTCTCAGATACTCGTTCTTATTTCTTTCAATCTTTTCTTTTGCTCCAAGTGTCTTTACTTTGTCTTTATTCTTATCAAAATGATTTGCAATATGGTCAAGATATCCTTGAGCATGCTGTCTTACATTTTTGATAGTTTGTCCTTCTCTTACTTTTAAATTATTATATGTTTTCAGAGAAGCACCAGACAAATTCCCTACCATTGAATTTTGAAGTCTAATAAACTTCTCTAACAATGATGAATTTATTCGTCTAAAAATTTTACCAACTGTTGATAAGTATGATGTTACTTCTTCTGTTTCTGATTGAGTAAATGTTGCTTTACCAGAAACATCTTTAAATGAAGCATTATCCATCCATACACTATCTATCTTTTTTAATCCTTTTATATCCACACCGAATTTTGCTGACATTGATGGTAAAGAATCACCTTCGTAGGTTGTGTGCCATACGACTCCAATTTGTGCTTTAGAGATTTGTCCACTAAGTTCAGAACCCATAGGTGTAGCATACACGATAGTATTAGGCTGAAAAGAAATAAAGGTTTTGTCATCAATTTTCTCCTTTTTTAAGTCTTTCTTGGTGAACATCAAATCACCTTGAATAACATTTTTTATTCCTAGTTTTTTAAATTCTTTGAGTGCGATTGCAAACTTATCTTTTAAATCACCAGAAACATCTATTTCTGATTCTTCTTTATACAACTTTGGATTTACATTGAATACTGATTTCTTTGCGACAAAGAACTTGCCGTCTGAAGGGTCAACGCCTGCAAATATAGCAGGAGCTCCGTCCCACTTAACAGTCATATTAACTGAACCTTTTGATGACCCAGATAACATATCTCTAAGTGATTGTAGAAAATTAATTGCACCTCTACCCCCACCAACACCAAAGTTGAGTATCTCATCTTCTAGGTGTTCAAGGTGTAGATTTTTGCCTTGTTTATCTTCTAATAAGAATTCTTTAAATGTTAACATAGTTCAATTTTTCCATAGTTGTATATACTATATTTATAAATTGAACATTTGTCAAGTCCCTAAAACATTCCACTTCTTGCGTTTAGATTACCAGCAACCATAACTCTTTCGTGGTCGTTTTCTTGTGGTAATACCTTATGTTTTACCCAGCCTGGAAATATTACTAACAGTCCATTTACTGGTTGTACTTTATAATCTGTGTTTGTAAATACTAGTGGAGAACATTGACTTGTAACATTTACATAGTATGTCCAAGACCATATTGCAGGCCAATGGTCGTGTGATATAGTATAATCACCTTTTTTATATACTGCACCCCAAACATCATAACAATCTGGTATAAATTGTACTGGTGATATTTCTAATGAAATTTCTCTAACCCAGTTTACTAGTTCTTGAAAATGTTCACCACCAGCTTCTATTTGCATATTCCATTCTGTCATTTGTGCTTTTACATTTGACTTGTGATTTATTCTATCACCTTGTTGTCTAATATATTTTTCTAATAAAGGGTTTAATTCTTTCCATTTGTCATATGTTCTAAGAACAACTGGATATCTTTCTTTAAATAATACTTGACTGCCATCTTTACCCCATATCGGTGGGTGGTCTTTTACTGGGTCATCTTTCATTTTTTTTCCTTTAAAAATTTAGGTAAAGGGTCTCTACCAAATGGTCTAATAGTCATTAAATCTGAAACCATTTCTTCAGCGTCTTCCTTGAATTTGAATACTTGGACAACATCATTTGTTGGTAATTCAACAACAACATAGACAGCTTCTTCATTTCTCCATTCAACATCATAATAGTATTTTACCTTATACTTTTTATATCTTGAGGTCGGAAAACTTTTCATAAGATTTTTCTCCTAATCTTTTTCCAACACCAGTATTGTCAAAGACTGGTTCATCTTGTCCAGAGTCTAACACATCTTTTTGTGCAACTTGTTCAACATCGTATAACCTCATCTTTGCTCTATCTATTCCTAATATGAATCTTTTATTCATTGTGGGGTCATTATATCTATTCTTTAATTGTTTAATCATTATCTGATTTAAATCCTCTAGTTCCTCAGTAGATATTAATGCGAACATCAAATCAGCAGTTGCAGGCAAACCAAAACTCTCTGATGTATCTTCTAATCCTACATCTGTTGAAGTATATGCACTTCTTGTTGTTTGAGTTGCAGATACTATTGGAACATTAGATTCAACTGCAAAACCTCTAAGTTCTTCTGCAATCGCCTTAATATAAAAATATGAACCTACACTTGCATTACCTTTAAATCTAGTTGATGAACATATATTTAGATAGTCTATAAAAATAATGTCTGGTTTAAATGATTTCTTGAGTGCAAGTTCTTTGACTAAACTTTTAAAATGACCACTATGTGCAGATGCAGTTGGATATTCTTTGATTACTAATTTACCATTTGTCTTCTTAGATATACCACTAATTTTATCATCAAACATTTTCTTTGGTAGTTCGTGTAAATCATCAATAGATAAATTCATTAAGTTTGCATCTATTCTTTCTGCAATCTTTTCTTCTGCCATCTCTAATGTAATATATAAAACATTTTTACCTTGCATTAAAGTTGATGCAGCCATATGACACATAAACAATGATTTACCTACACCAGTACCAGCAAGTGCAACATTTAATGTTTTGTTAGGTAAACCACCTTTAGTAATCTTATTAAAGTATTCTAAATCAAAAGGTATTCTATCTTCTTTTGTATGATAGTATTCATACCTATTTTCAGACTCATCAATATAATCGTGTCCAATATGATTATCAAAAGATACTGCAAGTGCATCTGATAGTATACTAGGAATAGATTCTGGTGTGTTGTTCTTATCTTTATCTTCTATTATTTTTATACTATCAACAACTGCATTATATACAGCCTTGTCTTTACAGAATTGTTCAACTGTTTTTAGTAACCAATCATAATCAACCTCTGATTTATCAAGTGATTTTAAAAGTTCTAATGCACCACTATTTTCAGTTTCTGATAAATCTCTTCTGTTTTGAATCTCTATTTCTAAAACAGTTTGAGTTGGAGGTTTAGAATATTTCTCTACAAAATCATTTATTTCTTCAAAGACAATCTGTTGACTTCTATCTTTGAAATATTCTTTTTTTAGAAACGGTGTTACCTTACGATTGAACTCTTCATTGTTCAATAACTGACTTAGTGTCGTTACTTCTATCGTCTGATTTTGTACCACTAATAACCCCCTCTGAATAATGTTTGTCTACTATATCACAAAGTATATCACCTAGAAGATTTTTGAAATCTATATTCAAATGTTCTTCTTTCAATCCGTTGTAATCCACAACTGTATATTGAAATTTAAGAACTGCTTCTAAGCCTGGGTTTTGTGGGTCTTGTACTGATGCAATCTTTCCAAACTTAAATACAATACCATCATATCTACCACCTTTAATACCAATGCAATCTTGTTGTGATTTTGATTTGTTTTCTAAAAAAACATAATCATCTGCGATATTACCTAAATATCTTTTTGAGGTATCATTCGCTTTCTTCAATGCTTTCTGTTCCACCATATCTAAATTCCTTCTTCGCACATTCTTCTAAGATATCCATAACATCTTTAGTGAAATATTTCTTTGGGTCGTTCAGTATAGTTTTACCATATTGTTTTGAACCATCTGGTAATTCATACCTTGTTGCAACTTTTTTAAATACTTTATATTTTTCTGCAAGTTCAAGTAATCCATAATATCTATCAAGTCCTTTATTGTATGTTAGTCTAACATCAACCATTTTGTTTTCTACTGTAAGTCTTGATTTAAAGTTTTTACAATGTATAATATTACCTACAACTTCTGTTCCTTCTTTTTCTTTTCTCTTAGAAAGATATACAATAGAAGAAGCTGCATATTTTAATCCAGAACCACCACCCATTTCTTTTGTTGGAAACATAGAACCAACAACATCATATGTATGGTTCGTTACAACCATAGGTACTTTTGCTTTACCAAGTTTTAAAGTCAACACTCTAAATGCAGCTTTGAGAACTTGAGCACGAGTCATATCTCTTGTTTCTTTTCCCTCAGCAGTATCTTCAACTTCTTTAGTTGTTGATAACATACCAAGTGAGTCTAATGCAAGAAACAATGGTCTACGAATAGATGCATCTTGATTAATATAACTATCTAAAACTTTTAATGATTGAGTTCTAAATTCTTGTACTGTTGTTACTGGAAGTATAACCATTCTTGATGGGTCAATACCTCTGTCAATAATCATTCGTTTAGTAATCGCACTTTCACTTTCAAAGTATATTACACCACCCTCTGGATTTTTATCCAGAAAGTTTTTACACATACCCATAAGAAAAAATGTTTTACCAGTTGCACTTTCACCAGCGATTGCAGTAATCTTGTTTGCTGGTAGTCCACCATTTATTGAACCAGATAGTAATGCATTTAAAGCATATGAACCAGTGTCAATAAACTCTTCAACATCACCAGCTTCAACTCCGTCTGAAACTAATGATGCATATTCGTTACCAGTTGTTTTGATAACTTCTTTTAAAAAATCAGGCATTCAAATCTCCTTTCAAGTAAGATAACACATTTATCTTATAATGTCAATATCTGATTTATTATTCCAGACTTCTAATTCACTACGAAGTCTATCATCTTTTTTTAAACTTTCAAATCTTTTTTGTGATTTATTCTTCCACCAACTTACTACATCGTTAAATGAATACCTATCGTAATTATCTTTCTTTTTTAATACATCAGTTTCTAAATTTAAATACTCTTTTACATTTTCATAACCATAATCAGAAAAATATGTTCTCTTTTTTTCTGTCAATTCTTTTGCATCTTGAAAAATCTTACAAAACTTATCGTAATTTAATTTATCATTTTTTAAAGAACTTTTAATAATAGATATCATTTTAGTTTGTGTTTTTAATTTTCTAGAACTTGCAGTATCGTGAACAAGTGGTTCACCATTATTCTTTTTCTTAAACCAATCATTTAACTTTAAAAAGTTATCATCATTTATAAGTGGTGCAAAGTCTGAATCTGTATTACCTTTATATCTTAGAAATGGTTTCATACCGTCATACTGTGATGATGATTTAGAAGAACCATATAGTGAAGTAGTTTCAAACATACAAAACTCAGTGTCATATTTACTTTTTAATATTTCAGTTGTTAAATGTGAACAACATATACTTGCTAATAATTTACCACCAAGATAATTATATCCAAACGGCTGTGTAGGTACAATAACAAAACCCATTATAACAGAATCATTAAATCTTTTCATTACATCTTTATTTAATGTATCTAAAGGTTTTCCTAGAAATACATTTCTAGGTTTTGAATTAATTGTCGGTGAACCCAAACGAATAAATCCAACAATCTTT